CTTCAGCTCCTGCTCGCGAAGGTGCATCTCATCGAACACGGCCGTCATGCGCTGCGCTTCCTCGATCTGCTTCGTGCGCATGTCCCAGATGTTCATCGAGTCCTTGACGGCCATCTGCTTCTGATCGAAGGCATCGTTCGTCATCGTGAGCGCGAAATCCCGAGCCTTCTGCGCGGCATCGGCGCGGCTCGAGTACGCATCGAGCATGACCTTGTACATCTGCTGCTGTTGCTCGTTGCGTTCGCGGTACTCCTGCAGCTGCTCCTTCCACTTATCAAGCGCCGCCTTGAAATTCTCCTCCGAGCCCTCGTTGATCCCCTGCGCCATGCCGTTCAGCGCCCCGAGCATGGCCGTGCCGGACAGGCCCGCCGCCTTGCCGCCGAGCGCCGCGAGGATGCCGATGATCGGCGCCGCCTGCATCGCCGTGCCGTAGAACACCTGGCGGGCTGGGTATTTCTGGAAGAGGTCACTGATTGCGGACTGCTGACGCTGAAGCTCGGACACCTCACCGGTTGCGAGATCGGCCTTCGACTTATCGGCCGACTCGAGCTCGGTTTCAGCGCCCTGCGCGGCCTGCTTACCTTGCGCGATCTGCGAATCCAGCCCCGAGGTGTCCGGCGGCTGATAGTCTGGAATCTTCTGCGGGCGCAGCGACATCATTCCGGCGAGCATCGGATCCTGCGCCGGCTGCGCGGGTGAGCCCTGAGGCTGCGGCGACGGTGCGGCCTGAGGCTGACCGGGAACGTTCTGAAGCGGGGGCGCGTACCCCGGCATCATGGAGGCAATATCGTCTTCGGTCGTGCTCATGCCATACCGCCGTACGCGCTCGCCTCAGCCGCGCTCTGCTCGGCGAGGGCCTGCTGATAGGCCTGCTGCTGTTGCGGCGTCAGCTGGGCCGCCGGCTCAGTCGGACCGAAGGGCGAGCCGCTGCCGGTGTACTGCTGAAGCGAGGCGAGGAGCTGAGAGAACCCCGACTCCTGCAGCGCGGACTGCGTTGGATCGGTGAACGTGCCGCCCGCATCGACCGCCGCGCTCGACCCTGCGGTTGCGGCCTGGGCGTTGCCGAGATCGGTCGCGAGCGTGTCGTACTGAGACTGGTTCGCCATGACCGTGCCGTCAGGTCCAGGCAGGTACCATTCGCCCGTTGCGTTCGGGTTCTGAGGCGTCGCACCGCCGACGTAACCGTAGTAGCCGGAGTCACCCGGAAGGAACGCGTAGGTCTGAGAGGCCGATGGGGCATTCGGCATCACGTAGCCCTGCCCGGAGACGTTCGTGATGTTCGCCTGCTCTCCAGTCTGCGTACCGAAAAGTGTGGAAGCATTGCCTTGCGCGAGCTGTGACTCCAATTGCGGATCGTTCGCTGCGTTCGAGGCGGATGGCACGAGGAACGGTGACAGGAACGCAGCGGCCCCAAGGCCCAGGCCGAGCGCGGAGACGCCGGCCGCGGCGCTGGCACCCGCCCCTGCCGCTCCCGATCCTGCCCCGCCTGCACTTGCCGCCACATCCGCTCCTGTATCTGCCGCCGCCCCTGCCCCCGCGGCGGCTTGCCCGCCAGCGCTAGAGAAATCCCCGAGCAAGTCTCCCACATCTCCGACATCGGACCCCGTGTCGGCCGCGAGGCTCGTGAGGTCAGAGCCTCCAACATCCCCGAGCGCGCCGGTCGCATCACCGCTCACCCCATACCCGGTGTCGAACGCGGGCGTGATGCCGGTCTGCGCGCCCACATCGTAGCCGGGGGTCGCCGTGCCGAAAAGTGACTGGCTCGAGAAGTCCGTGGTCCCGAGATCAACCGACCCAGACTGCTGCGAGCCGACCCCGGTCGCCGCGTTCGTGCTGCTCGATGGGCTCAGCGCGTTCTTGACGGCGCTGCCGACCTGATTGAGGAGCGAGTTTGTCGCACCCGCGGCGGCACCAGAACCTGACCCGCCCTGGCCGCCTCCGGAAGTGCCACCTGAACTCGTGAACGCCTTGGCGATGCTGCCGAATAGGCTCTGCAGGCCGGCCGCGAGCTGGGTGTTCTGCTGCAGGGTGATGTTGACCGCATCCTCGACCGGCCCCATGCCAGCGCCGAACTCGGAAACCGCATTCGAGATCAGGCTCGAGTAGGTTGACTGCACGCCCTGGAGCGCGTTCTGAGCCAGCGTCGTATTGCCCTGGATGAGTTGCTGCGTCTGCTGCGTCGCATTGTTCTGGATCTGCTGGTCGTACATCGCAATCACGGAGGAGTCCGTGATGCCCTGGCTCGCAAGCTGCGAGCTGATCTGCTGCTGCTGTGCCTGCACGTTCTGCTGGATCTGCTGCTGCTGCGCCGGAGTGAGTTGCCCCGTGGAGTACTGCGTTGCAAGGCTCCCGAGGTTCTGCGCAGCCTGCTCCGACTGCCCGATCGCGCCACCCGTCACCGGAGCACCGGTCAGCCCCTGCTGGATCGCCCCGAGCTGACCGGTCGCGTTCTGAATGAGCGGCTGCGAGGGACCCGTGAGCTGGCTCGTGAGTGCGGCCGTCTGCGACTGCGCTTGGGATGCCTCGTACTCGCCCAGGCCCGCGAGTGTTGCCGCATCGAATGCCGGGTTAGACAGGACCGAGCCGAGGCCAGAGAGGAGCGAGCCCCAGTTGAGCCCGCTCGCGGCGGTTGCTGCAGTGCCCGCCGCCGATGCACCGGTTGTCGCCGTGCTGCCCGAGCCGAAGCCCGGGTCGAGATTCAACGGCGATGTGCCGGCGCCCGAGGTGTAGCCCGTGGGGCCGTTCAGGCCCATGGATCCTGTCGCCATCGTCGAGTACGAAGGCAGTGCTTCACTGCTGCCTTCGGGCGTTGCGCCGGTGTACCCGGCAGGCGCGGTGATGCCACCGGTGCCGTTGAGTGCCGTCGGCCCGGTCGCAGCCGTGGGGGTAGCAACCGCTGAGCCTCCGGATCCCCCGGCAATGCCAGTGAGTCCGTACGGGTCACTCGAGCCGTAGAGCTGCGATTGCGGGACCGAGGAGGTGTCCGAGGAGCCCGAAGCGTTGATGCCTGAGATCGCCATTAGAATACGGCCCACGCCATGCTGATGTTGTTGCTCAAGATGCCCTTCGTACCGCTTGCTGTCCAGCCGGAGGCGCTGGCGTTAAGTTCGAACTGAAGAAGATTTGCCGTGGTAACGGTCGCCGTGACGCACGATGTGGCTGTCAACTGTGTGGAGTTGTTCTCGAAGAACGTCGTCGGCACCGCTACGCGCTGATTGGTCGTCGTGGGCGTGATGGCGGTCGGGATTCCGGAGAGCGTGAACGTCGCGCCGTTGCTCGCTCCGGTCGCTGGGCTAATGCTCGCGAGGACGATTCCCCCCGTCTTGAACCACGTGAGAGTGAAATTCACCGTCCCAGAAAACCCACCGGCCGCGATGACCAGAGAACTCGTGCCGGATGATCCGGATGATGAGGCCCCGAGGATCTGAAAGTACGTTCCGTCGTAGATGAACTTAACGACACTGCCCGCGACGAGCTGCCCGACGAGTGGAGATGTCAGGTCCTGATTTTTAACCGTGACCGCGCCGAGTGATCCGACGGTGAGCGTCACGGACGAAGAGGTCGTCGTGTTGGCGATCAGCACCGTGACCGCAAGTCCGGCGATCAGGCTTGCGGTGAGCCCGGTCGACAAGAGCACAGCAATGGCGTTGACAGACCCCGAGTCAGCGAAGAAGTTCTCGTACGTCCCGAGATCATTGAGCGCGCCGGCGGCATTCGTGTTGTTCGTATCGAGTAAGGACAGCGTCCACGGAGGCGGTGAGCCCGCGAAGGTCGTCGGTGTTGCAATTGGCTTTGCCATCAGTGAATCCCGAAATACTGATCGAGGTCCCCGTGCAGGAGCGCGTGATACTGCTGCCACGCGCGCACGGCTTGCTCGTCACCAAAGTCGAGGCTCGAAAGGCCCACGGTGGGGGATTGCCCCGAGGATCCTATGATCTTTCGCAGCGTCGAGTGCCGCACAGCGTGGCGCATCAGCCAGTCCTGCGTGACCGGACCGGTGAGATCCTGACCGCCGAGTGATAAGCCGGTCTTGCCGAGCGCAGCCTCGTAGGCAATGTGGCGCATGTGATGCTGCATCTGGAAGTGGCTCTGCGTCGAGGAGCGCATCTGCCGCTGCGGCCAGAAGAGCGTTGCGTTCGAGATCGTCATACGCGCCAGCGCTTGCCGAGCTTGTAGTCGATCGCAAGGGTGTGAAGCTCGAAGTCATACCCTGAGGAAACAAGCCGCAGCCCCACGTGACGCGCGTGCATCGCGGGAGGCTTACCGAAAAGAAGCACGAGCCCTCCGGTGATCCATCCGCCGGTCACACCGGCCGAGTTCTGCCACGATCCCGTGACACCCGCCGAGTTCATCCACTGACCGGGCGTCGTGGGTTGGTTCATCATCGTGATCGGCAGGGACTGCGAGTCCGTATCCGCGTACAGGACGAGCGAGGTTCCGTACTGAAAGTAATCCGCCTCGACTCCGGCCTGGATCAGCTCCTTGTCCTGAACCTCATCCTCCATCGGGTAGAGCTTCGTCCAGGCAGTTGCGTTCGGTGAGGTCGTCGAGTCCCCGAAGATCTGGTACAGCGTGTTACCGCGAAAGCCAAAAAGCGCGGGAACGTTGTTCAAGATTCCGGTGACGATGAAGGTGAGCGCACCGAAGTTCGCGAACCACCACACGTCCGTCGATGTCTCGACTCCAGTATTCGCATTCGTCCCATCGTTCGAGAACCAAAGCGCGATGATCGTGTTGGAGCCGAAGATCGGGTCGTTCAGGCGCTTGATGAGAAACGCACCGCAGAGGATGTTCTCGACCACTACCTGCCCGGCACTGATCGTCTGGCTGAAGTCCAGGTACTGCCAGGTGCCATCGATATCGGTAGATGCCTTGGGCGCATCCACACCGATCAGCGTATGGATCCCATACGGACTTGCGAACATCACGTTGCGGTCGTACGGGATGACCGAGGCCGGCTGGTCCGAGCCGATGAGCGCTTGCAGGTTCTGATTCGTGAACACTGGAGTCGGAGGATTCGCGCCCGTTGGCACGTACACGTCCGATATCGCGTTTATCCCGGTCGTCGAGAAGATGTACAGATACCCGTTCGCCGCGATGAGCCGATAGACTACCGAGCGTATGGTCGGGTCAGTAAGGTTGGTGGCCGCCGCACCGTTAGCCGCCGTCCAAGAAGCCGCGCTGTAGTCATCGACGCCTGAGTTGTAGAGGACGCGGCCTTCTGCGATCCAGACTCGGCTTTGGTAGACCGCGATGGCTTGCCCAGCAGATGGGACGCCAGTACCTGTGATCTTGGCAAACGTCGTTCCGTCATAGTTGTAATACCCGGTTGAGTCGATGAATAGAATCTCGGTGTTCTTCCACTGCGTACACTGCGAGAGCGCACCCGAGAGAAGGTTGCCGACGTTCACCTGGGCGGAGGTCTTCGCGACGATGTTGTAGAAGAAAACCTTCCCCGTCGTTGCGAAATTGACGAGGTACTCGGTGCCGTTCAAATTCACGCCCTGCGACCAGTAGATCTCATCCGAGGCGTACGGGATCAGAGGCTGGGAGATATTCGGTACGACGTGCGCGTTCTGTGGGCCGATCGGGATGATGTTCTCGAGGTTGTAGAAGTAGTCATCCTCGATCGCCGTGCGCGCCGCACGGGTGTACACCCCGTTGAAGTTCGTCAGGTACTTCGACAGCAGCGGCCGCTCTTCCTTCTGCGAGTCGGTCGTCTTTTGAGGAATCGCCGGCATTACATGCGCCTTGACATGTAGGGGTTACGGATGATCCGAGTGCGCCAGGCCTTGCAGCAGCGCTTCAAGATCTCCTCGTACTGCTTGAAAAAAAACATCGCCTCACCGTGTGCCTGCATCCTGATCTTGGCCTTGTATGCCGCGTAGTACTGCACCGGCTCCTGGAATGGCTGGGGGATCTGCTCAGGATCGGTGTCGAGCACCAGGGCATTGGGGTTGATAGCAAGGTCGAACTCACAGTTGTAGGTCTGGTTCGGAACGTACGCGATGTTGATCGTGTTCGCACCGACCCGCGACATCGCGATCGGCCAGTCGACGTAGTTCACCCAGCCGCGCATGAAGGCATCCATCTCCGTGTACGGGACATCCTGCATGCGGTAGCGCTCGTTGTTCACGAGCACCGTGATCCCCATGACATCGACGTAGGTCGTGTTGAACGGGGTCGGAAGGTAGGTCGGCAGGTTGTAGGATTCCTGCCCGGAATTGAGCGTGAGGGTCGGGTAGGTGTTGGTATTGATGACCTGGCGCAGGGCTTTGGTCTCCTGCGCCACGCGATTTCGCGCCTCGTTGATGTAGTTCGCTAGCTGCGCAGTCGACCACAGCTGCGCATTCGGGTCATCCAGGAGATCCTGCACCTGCGGAATGTAAGTGCTGAAGAGCACGTCGGATCATTTCTTGCCCTTCACGGGCTCAACGCGTCGCGGCATATGGGCGAGGGGGTCCTCGGGACCGATCGGTACAGGTGGCAACCGACCGGCCCCGGCTCCCTCCGCCGACGTACCCGGAGCGACCCGCGGCGTCGAAGGTTCGGTGGCATCGAAAACGGTCTCGAACTCCGGCGCGATGTTCGGGTCGGTCTGCGGCTTGAACCGCACGACGTTCTCGAAAGGCGGGAGCTCGTCGATGGAGATGGTCTCTGCAAGTTTCTTCATGGCAGCTTTAAGTTGCATGCCGTCTTTCAACCACCCGAGGCGCAGGAGCGCTCGCTCCCTGATCTCCTGCGCGTCCTTGGGGGTGTACTCGAGGGTAGGATTCAACCAGCCGAAGATGTGCGTGACGGCGATGTTGTGAAGCTTCAAGGCCTCGCCCGGCTCCCACAGGTAGTCGCGGCCGTCGTACCGGCCCTCGACGGTCTCGGTCAACGACTTGTTCGTGACGAGCTTGAACTCGTCCGGATTGAAAAGCAGTGACTGGCCGCTCATTAGTTCACCATGCTCACGTGTGAGGTCGCGGTCGTACCGGATGCCCAGATGCCGCAGGTCGCCGCACAGCCGAACGCCATGCCGGTTCCGGAGGCGGCGATCAGCGTGCGGTACGTCGGTGCGGTGGCGGGCGTGTAGCCGCCGGGCAACGCTGGGGTCGACAGCTGATCCAGGATGACGGCCGTCTGCGTGGCATCGTACTGCACGACGCAGTTCGCGGCGAAGTTGCAGAAGAACACCCCGCCCTCAAGCTGCGGTGGCGGCTCGACGGTCACGACGGCCGAGATCGTCTGCGTCGGCCCGCCCGCGAATCCGGACCCGAAGCTCGCGACGAAAGGCGGATAGAAGACCGGGATCACGGTCGTCGAGGTGACGGTCGCGGTCGAGATCGTCGACCAGAACGTGAAGGTCGTCGTCGATGGGATCGAAAGGATCCGGAACACGTTGTTGATCAGCACGCCGGTGCCGGTGATCGCCGAGGTCGAGCCACCAAATGAGACGAAGTAATTCGGGGGCACACCCGCCGCGGGCGTCATCGTAAGGCCGTGCACGGCGTTCGTCGTGAACGTACACACACCGCCCTGGCTCAACGTCGCGGAGTTGGCGTTCGAGAAGGTTGCCCCAGCGCCTGCCGGGATCACGAACTGCGCGATGGCAAGCTCGGTCTCGAGATCCAAGCCGCCAGCGGGAAGACGAAGAATGGACATGGTTTAGCTCGCTATGATCTATCCGTAAGTGCTAGTTTTTTCACGGATTTTTAAATGGTGTTGAATAAAAATTGCGTGCCCGTGCTTCCGACCGTACCCACGCGCACCGTCGTGCGGGGCTTCGCGCACACAAGCTCAAGGAGACTCACCACACCGCCGATGAAGCCGATCTGGTACACGGGCAGGAGCGATTCGAACCCGGTGAAGGCGAAGTTCGCCATCTGGTGGAAATACAGCTGCATGTAGTTCGAGTTCCAAACGTACATGACCCCTTCAGGACAGTACGGATCGCAGTACACCGGCACACCGCCCACATCGAGCGCGCGGAAGAGCGAGCGCGGCCGATCCGCATCGGTGTCAAAGGAGGTGCCGGGCGAGATCTGGTAGGACTCAAGGCCGGCGTAGTCGTTTGCGACCAGGCGCTCCCAGGTCCCCATGCCGAGCATCGCAGCGGTCGGCATCTCCGCACCGTACTTCTGGGCGCCCATCATGTACTGAAGCAGCAGCGCGCGCGTCGGGGCCACACCGCCCGCGGAGTACACCTTGCCCTGCCAGAAGGTCGAGGCCGAACGGTTGATGTTGCCGTACGAGCTCGCATTCGTGCCGTCATCGATCGCAGCGTTGAAGCCGATCAGCTGCTGAGTGTTCGTGACATTGACGTAGAGCGCTTGCGAGAGCACATCGACGGTCGAGTTCGTTGAGTCGTTGAACACCGCCTCGATGCGAGGAATGATCGCATGATCGGCCTGGATCACAGCTTCGAAGCCATAGAACGGAATCGGGGTCACGAGCCCCTTGAGATTGAACTCCGCCGGCTGGATACCCTGAATGTTCGCCGGCTGGCTGAAGGAGGCATCGAACCCGACCCACTGCGGGATCGTGAGCGCCTGACCCTGCACCGGCACGGTGATCGATGAGATGCCCCCGCTCGCCGTCTTCGCGTGCTGCATGAGAGCTGCGATCGTGGGCGATGCCGAGTACAGCTGCACGTACACGGTCGGAAGGAATCCGCGTCGTGTAATGGCCTCGTACTCCGCGAATTGCGGAGCACTGCTCGGCATAATTCCGCTCTGAAATGGCATATCGGCAACACTCTGCTCTCAGGACTTAGCGCCTGATTGCTGGTCGCTCGATAGTAGAAACCGACGGGCTACTGAATCCGCCCGCCTCGCAATTCCTTGAGTACCTTCTCCGCTTCCCTCTGCCGCCACGCGACGGGATCGGCCCACATCTCTTTCACATCCGGGGTCTTGAACGTCTCGAAATCAGACGGCGTGGGTTCGGCGAGCATCTGATCCTGCCGCAGCACCTTGATCGCAAGGTCATAGTTCTCATCGGTCGAGGCCATGCCGTGCCTCTCCAGCACCTTGACGACATCCTCGACAGTGAGCCCTGCGTCTGTGACCTTCGCGTGCAGTTCCTTCTGCTTCGACTCGGCGCGCAGGCGCTTGATCTCAGCTTCCTGATCGGCGAGCTTCTTCGCGGTCTCCTCGCGCAGCTGCTTCATCGAGTCACGCACTTCGAGGTCGGGGAACTTGATCTTCTCATCGACCTGCGTGATCGCGCGCTTCGTCGCCTCGGCCGTCTTCGGATTCGTGAGCAGGAGGTCGAGCAGCTTGCCGCGATTCAACTGCTGGCGCTGCTCGGGCGAGAGATCTTCTAAGCTACTAGCCATTTCGAAACCTGTTTGGGTTGACTCTCAAGCCTCGATGAGGCCCTGCATTTGGCGGATCGCCGCGTACGTGGGGTGTTGCTGCATCGTAATACCGGCGTCCCTTGCTGCGCACGCCGCGATGAGAGGATCGCGAATTGCTGCGTGGCACGTCACTTCACCGGCACCCGGCGCTGGGTCGACTCGGGGGATTTCACATCCATGGTCGACTGCTCGAACCCACGCTTATCACCAGAGGTGAGCCCGCCGATCTCCATGTACCGGCGAGGGTTCATGATGTTGCCTTCGCGAAGTTCGTTGGTCAGCGGGTCGCGGATCTTCAGCGAGTCCGCGGGCATGAAGAGTCGTCGCTGTGCGGGCATGTGCTTGTCCTTACTCCGGGTACACCGGATAAAGCGGGTGCCGGTATGGGTACGGGAGGATGTTCACGCTGCCATCCCCTGAGGCTGCGGCGGCGCTCCTTGAGGCTGTTGCTGACCTTGCGGTTTTGGCGGCTCACCGGGGCCGACGAGTTCTGCGATCATGCGCTTGATCTCGGCGCGCGAGAACTCCGCCGTCTCCTCTTCCTCGTCGCCGAACTGCTCGGTGAGCTTGGCGCGTGCCGCGAGCAGCGCGTCGCGCTCTTTGGTGTTCTCGGCGAATTTCTGCATCGCCCGGTCGAGAAGCTTGATCGCATGGTAGGCGTCTAGTTTCGCGGATGCGAAATCGCCCTCGGGAGCTTGTGGGGTGAGCATGCCCGTCGATGCAGGCGCGTTGCCTGTCGGATCGGGTGCGTCTGGCATGGACGCTGATTTCGGCAAGATTCCCCCAAGTCAGTTGCGCCGAAGACTAGGGGCAAGCGTGACAGAAAGTCAAGAGGCGCCGTTTGAAGTCCGGCGCCTTAAGGTGGGTCGAAAGGAAGTCGCACCGATTAACGGTGCCGTCGGCCACGGCGAGCCATAGCGATCTCCTTAGCTGTCGAACGGTGTCGCTCTACGCCTCCGCACATCTTTCGAGTGCGATCTGACGCCCGCTAAGGACGCCGAACTTGAATTTACGCCGTACCCTGGGGCGGTGCAAGTCCGTTGCCGGCGGGCGGTGCCGGAGGACCCTTGCCCCCGTGCGAGCGTTTGGCCGCGATCTGCGCGCGCTTCAGATCCATCTCCTCTTTGTGCTCGGCGGCTTGCTGCGGGACGATCTTCTCGCGGTAGGCTTTCTTCAACGCTGGCCGCATCGGCACATCAATGAGGTCGAGCAGCTCCTCGCCATCGATGATCTTGCGATCCAAGAGTGCGAAGGCCTTCTGCTCGTTGTTCTCGACGAACACCGGGGAGTTCGTGTGCCCGTCGACATTCGCGTGGAAGTCATCCGGGAACTGCTGCGCGAAAAAGGGTGACCCGCCTTCTGACTCCTCGCGCATCGCGCGCTTGTCGTAGCGCTTCATGAGCTCAACGATGAGCTCCGCCGCCTCATCGAGCGCCTCCTCGATCACGAGTGCGCGGTCGCGCACGCGCGTTGAGCCGAGGTTAGATAGAAGCTGCGCGTGCTTATCCGAACGCACCCCGGTCGCGCCCTTGCCCTGGTTGATCGCGGGCAGGCCCGATAGCTCATCAAACATCTGATCGATCACCTCGATGTCGTGCCACAGATCAGGCGGCAGCTCGGGAGCGACCGACTGCACCGTGGCCGATGGCGAGTCGACCGACAGAAGGCCCGTCGGGGTATCAAGCGCGTACTGCATCTCCTCCGGGATACCACCGTTTGCACCGGTCACGTATGCGGGCGGATGAGCCTGCTTTCGTAAGATGTGAAGGATATCCCCCATGCGCTCGTTGCGCAGGTCCTGCAGGGGCGTGAGCTTTTCGACTTCGGAGTGACCCCAGAAATAATCATAACTCGGGTTCATGCACACTTCGACGTAGGGGATGCGGTGCTCTAAGAAAATCCTCTCTATCGGCCGGTCCCAGATACAGATGTTCGGTGTGACGTAGGTCACGACCCGATAGTCTGCGACCTCATCATCGTAGACGTAGAGTTCGGTCCCCTCTATCAGATCGACTTTAGTCGATGGCCGATACAGTGTGGTCAAGGGTTGAGAGAAGACATTCGCGTTGCCGGTGACCGAATCACCCTGGATTGCAGTCACGATGAGACGGTCGACGGGGTTCGCGTCCGCCATGGCATCATTCTCGTGCCCGCCCTGCACCTGATCCATGATCTCTTTGATCTGCTTGGGAGTTTTACCGCCTGATTTAAGGTTATTCCGCAGCTCGGACGCCGAGAGGTGGAAGCGCTCGGTGAAGGCTTCCTGGCGTTTCAGTTTGTCCTTGTCCTCTCTGAGTACACCGAAGTTGTGCGGCTCGACGACGAACGCCTGGATTGCAAAGCCCTCCTCCAGTTCTTTCTTCTCGTTTATTTTCTTGTAGAGCTTCGGACGAAACTTGAGCAGCACCTTGCCGTACGGGGCCGACCAGCGCACGGCCTGCTTGAATTCCTGATCGATGCCCGTGTCGTTCCACTCCGACTGCAAGCGCTCGGTCATCGGCGGGACTTTCTCCTGCTCCTGCGCCGGCACCGAGGGACCCAAGCTGATCGTAAAGCGCGTCGTCTCCGGTGAGAACATGAACGAGGACAGTTGCTCGCAGTGGGGCAGCACCTTGTTATAGCGCACGCCCTGATTTAACGCCCGATCCTCGCAGCCGAAGAGATAGTACGAGCGCATCTGCTTGTAGAACTCGCGCCGCGATTCCTGCGTTGCGCCACACTTATTGATGAGGTCCTGATAGAACGTGTCGCGCTCGGCAGAATCCGACGGGATGATCACGAGCGCCGCTCCCGCATCATGCGCGTCGCACGGCGCAAGTGCGTCTGCGCACCGGAGCTGATCTCCTTGATGGAGGGGTAGCGCTGCACGTAGGAATTGCCGGACTTCACGAGCGGCCCGCGAAGGGCGCGCACATCGTAGTTCGGTGCGCGCTCACCTGCCTGTGCCCAGCCTTGCTTGCCGCCGAACATCTTGCCCGTGTCGCCCCAGTAGGGTTTCTGCTCACCGATCTGGCGCGCGCCGCCGGAACTCGTCGGTGTGTTGGACATGACCGAAGAGCCGTCCTTGTCGCCGCGCACGTCGGTTAAGTTGTAGTCCGCCGCGAGCTGCCGGCGCACAGCATCCGTATTGGCGGTCGAGGAATGCCTGATCGATGGCGGTGAACGAAACTCCATGACCACGAACTTCGGTCCGCAACCGTACGGACAGCGCGGTGAGTCCTCGAAGGACTCGAATTCGTGATCGTGAAACGTGCAGCGCCACTCGCGATTAACGGCCATGACTTACCTCCGCGGGACGTTGTACACGCGCGCCGCGATGTTCGGGTTCAAAGGCTTAGGCACAATCCCGACCGTTGTCAAGTAGTTGCGCACCGAGCGGCCGAGCACGGTCTCAGCCGGCGGCTCGAGCTCGACTCGTTGGTCCTCGGGGATCCACACGATGTTCTGCGAGATCATCCGCGGGCGAAGCTGATCGTTCCAGGCCTTTACCGCAAGGGCGGCGGCGATCACCCGGTCATCGTGCGCGTCGGAGGTCGCAGCGATCCGGCCCTCATCGCGCACCACGGCTTGCATCTCATCGAGCAGGAAACGCGAGTGAGGCACGAAAATCCCGCGCTCGAAGTTATCTTTCATCAGGCCCATGTAGGTCTCTTTGATCCGCTCGGTCGTAAGCGTGTGCTTCCCCTGCGGCCGAGCATTCATCGAGTCCTCGCGCGCGTAGAGGAACTCCGACATCCGTCGCACCACATCGCGCATCCTAAGATCAGGCCCAGGCTTTAACCCCGGGCGAATCGCACGGCCAGCCATGCGACGTAAGTTCTCGATCTCCTGAAATACCGCAGTCCCTGGCCCATTGATCTCTATATTATAGAGGCACGGCTGATAGGCGCCTGCGAGATAGACGATCACCCACGCGAACGTGTACGGGGACAGATCAACGGTGCAGTACTCTGCGACCTGCTCGATCCGATTGGCGTAGCATCGAAGCACTGTCGCAGCGAATCGGTCAGCAGTCTCTGATGAGCCATACGCAGGATCCGCACCCAGCACGTAGTACGCCCCGCGCACGGGCTCGGCATAGATCCGAAGGTGTGCGCGCGCATCTTTGACATCCTCCAACTGCGTATCGGTGAATTCCTGGCCGAAGTGAAGCCGAAAGCCATCCGGGGTGCGCTCGCCCAGCACTCGCCGGTAGTGCTCGGTCATCGCCTGACCGGTGAAGTACTTCGAGCCCGAAGCTTGGAACGCATCCTCAGGCAGGGTCGGGTATTCCTGCAGGAGCTTGATCTCATCGTCGATCTTCTCCGCTGCCATCCAGCGATACCAGGCGATCTGCTCATCATCGAGCTCGACCCCGAACTCTTTTCGCACCCTCTGGTAGCGCTGGCGCTCATCACCCGAGAGCTTGCCCTTTGAGCCCCAGAACTTGCGCCACAGCTGGGAGTTACGCGCAAGGCGATAGGTCTCGTTCGACCACCAGCCAATGAAGATCGTCTTGATGGTGGAGGACTGCTTGGCGCTCTCCCACATGCGGTAGAAATGATTGAACGAATTCGCGGTCGATTCCCAGATGAAAAACCGCATCGGGTTTTTCTCAGCCATCGAGGACTTGAGCGAATAGATCTGCTCCGGGTCGCCCCAGAACGCGGTCTCGGTACAGTGACAGAAGGACACCGCGGAGGATCGGCCGAGTACCTTCGCGCTCGTCTCTTTCAAGCCCGCGACCTTGTACTGCAGCATCGAGCGGTTCTCGAACACGAGCTGGTTGCGGTTGTGCTGAACGATCGGGACTTTCCACTCGTTCGGCAGTCCCTCGTACATCATCTCGAGCTTCGCTCTGAAGTCCTCGCGCGCCGGATCATCGTGCGTGACGATGACACCGGGGGTGCCGGGATACTTCATGACGAAGAAAAGATCCCAGGCAAGGAGCGCGGTCGAGATGCCGTGCTGGCGAGCTTTGAGGACTACGAACTCGTGCTGATCCTCGACGAGTCCTATTTGAATCTCATCGAACAGGCGCTGCTGCGTGCCGAGCCAATGTCCGCCCAGCTGGATCTGGCCGCGCTCCTTGGTGTTGATCGAGAGCGCGGAGGCGAACTCCAGGAACTGCCGGAAGTCAATCACTGTGATCTGTTACGCGCCCAAGTGAATCCGCCGAGCAGCTGATCGCAGCTTGCGCACGTTACCGTTCCGTCGTCGTTCAAATAGAAGAATTGAGAACCGCAGGGATGTTGCCAAACGCCGTCGATAGACTCGTGGAATGTCTTCGACCCGTCTGGGTGCTCCCAGAGCATGTCAGCCATCACTGCCGCTCGAGCGCTTGCCCTTCTTGATCCCCATGAGGGTGCGTACGGCCTCGATCTTCTTCAGCTCCTCTTTCAAGCGCGCCTCCTCCTGGTCGAGCTTCTGCATCATCTGCTTGCCCTTAGCCATCGCCGGGTGCATGCCGCCGCCTTGCTGGGGCATACCGGGGCGCCCCTGCGGCATACCCGGACGGCCTTGCGGCTGGGGCATCCCGCCCGGAGGCTGCCCAGGTTGCATACCGGGCTGCTGTGGCATACCGCCAGGCTGGGGCATTCCCGGTCTCATTGGTGGCATCGGCATCGCGCGCTCCTTATATGTTAGGTACGACCACGGTCCCGGGGATGCTCGTCGGTCCCAGGGACAGCGTCAACTGCACGATTGTGCCCTGGATCACGAACTGATTCTGCGGGACCGACTGCGCGATCACGGTGCCTCCAGGGCTCGAAGAGATCGCGAACAGATATTTCCCCATCGAGATCCCAATCGACATGAGTGCGGTCACGGCCTGCTGGGCGGTGAGCCCGATCACTCCAGGCATCGGCACCGCACCCATGGGATACCCGGGGCCGGTCGAGCACACGAGCGTGACGACGGTGCCCTGGATCGGAACGACGGTACCCTGAGGGGGATTCTGCGAGATCACATAGCCCGCAGGAACGGTGGGGTCGGACTGATAGGTGATCACGACATTAAGCCCTGCGGCCACGATCGCTGCGACCGCGGTATCGATCTGGACCGGCAGCGCTCCCGGGCCGTTTGAGACGGTGATCGTGATCAGCGTGCCGAAGGCGACCGGGGTGCCGGCGACGATCGACTGGCTGATCACAAGGCCCGCCGGCACGGTGAGCGAGGCGGCAAGGGCAATCGCAACCGTGAGCCCCGAGGTGTAAAGCGTAATCACCGCGTTGTACTCGAACGGGTTGCCGCTCGTCACATCCGGTACCAACGTCTGCGCGGCCGTTGCGACGAGTGTGATCGTGAACGTATTCGAAACCGCGGAGGAGGGCTCGGTGTTAGATCCGGTGATCTGCACTGAGTACACTCCCGCGACCATCGCGCCCGATTGCTCGATCAGTGAACCGGTGAGCACGAGGCCAGAGCCGGCGAGGCCCGTCGCGGAGTACGAGGTTGCGTACTGGAAGTACGGTGAGACATCGAAGTTCGGCCAGTTCCCGTTCGTCAACTGCGAGGGCGGATTGGGGATCGGTCCATTGAATGCGACCGGGTTCGGCGACCCGGTGACGACGATCGAGAACGGCGCGAGCGTCGCCGAGTCGGTGTACGAGTCGGTCGCCTGAACGAGGAGGTTCGTCGTGGAGCCCACGACCGTCGGTGTGCCCGTGATGAGCCCAGTCGATGATGCGATCGTGATGCCAGTCGGTAGAGGATTCCCGCTCCCGGACATCGACCAGGTGAGGATATTTCCACCGGTCGGATCCGGATTCACGAAATCGTTCGCGATCGGGATCGATGCGATCGCGACGTTCTGCGCATAGCTCTGGTTCGGCACCGTGCCGATCGCCTGCGGGAACGGGGCGTGCAGGTCCCAGGTGAAAAGCGCCGACCACACCCCGCCCGTCCAGTAGCGCCACTGACACTGACTGATCTGGTACGCCCAGGCGAAGGTGCCATCGGTGCGCAGCGAGAACGTGTTCGTGAAGCTCGGGTTACTCACGATCGTCGTCTGACACTCGATCTGCGCGCCGTTCGGGATATCGGTCGGGGTGTCGTAGAACCTCGACGGCTTATTCAGCACATCGAACGTGAGCGCCGCGAGCGTCGTCGTGTTCACGCTGAACACGTTCGCCGCCTTGTTCAGCGTGATCGCAAACGTCCCAGTCGCCGAGCCGTTGTTCACGGTGAGCGTGCCGGTACCATACGGCAGGTTCCCCTGCACCACCGTGATCGTGATGCTGGTCGTCGACTGCGAGGTGATCGTCTGTGTGACGGTGACGCCCGAGATCGTGATCTGGACCGTGTTGCCTGAGCTTGCGAAATTCGATCCCGCGATGATCACTCCGGTTGCACCCGGTGAGAGCGCACCGACGCTCGTGATCGCAGGGTTCGAGGACTGCGTGCCGGGGTTCAGCACGATCACAAGTCCCAACGGGAAGTTCGATGTGCCCCCGGTGACGACCATCGATCCTGCGGGCACCGTCGCGGCGGTTGCCTGCACGAAGTAATCCATGATCGTTGAGATCGGATGCGCGCCCGACAACGACTGCTGGTCGACCCGGTTCACATAATTCGTGGTCGTATCCGCAATGCTCGTCGTCGCAGCCGAATACGCGCTCATCGCAAGGCACAGACAGCCGTTCGCACCCGGCAGCGGCAAGGCCGGATACTGCATGTTCGTCGAACTGTACGAGGCGTGCGCTGAGACACCGAAGAGGCTCGCAAGCGCAGGCGCCGAGCCGCCTCCGACCCACACCCACACGGCGACCGTCACGGCCACCTGGCTCGAGTCGGTCCCGAGCGTCGGGTTCGGCTCGCTCGAGCCTGCGATCCAGCCGTACAGGCGCTGGTACGCCCAACTCTGATCGGCGATCGTGTACGCGTTGCTGCCCGACGTCGGCGTGACGCACGTGAACGACACGTTATACAGGCGCTTCCAGATCACGATCGCTGCGCCCGCCGGCATCCCCGCAGGCAGTACGCAGGTCGGTGCTGTCGTGCCGTTACCGCTGATCGTCCCTAACCCGTACAGCTCCCACTGTGAGGCCATGACTTACTGCGGCAGGCCCGAGGGGTAGGCGGTGTTCGTCAACGGATTCGCATCGATGAACGGCAGCACGCTCGTCGACCAGTCCGCGGCGTTACTCGTTGACTGCCTCGCCCAGGCCATGAAGTGCTGCTGCACTGTGCCGTTCGCCCACGCAAATAACTGCGCCGGCGTCGCGTTCCCGCCATTGAACTGCCCGCCGTAAATATCCGGGGTCTGCACCTGCCACATCCCGGGCAGCACACTCGGCTGGCCCGGTGAGGGCGGCAAGAGCTTCATCGACCCGGGGAACTGCCCCGTGTAATAACACACCCCGTCGGTGCCGTTGTAGTTCACGCCCCCGACGGTGTTCGTCGTCTGATAGAGCGTGTCCGGCCCGCCGAACCCCGCGCCCGCCGCGACCAACGCATTCCCGAACGCTACCTTATCCGCGAGCGCGACTCCGATCCAGTTGAACTCGACCGAGAACACCGTCTTCGTCCACGCTGCCGCCATCGTCTGTGCGAGCGACACCTGCCCCGCGGTCCAGGACGTATTCGAATACCCATACGGCCCATAGATCGACTGAAAATTCGGGATGTTCCCCGCATCCGAGGGCAAGCTCTCATCGTTCGCCGTGATCCACGCGAGTGCCGGGTGGCCGTTCAGATTCCCACCGGTCGGTGAGGCAAGCCAATTCAACAGCAGCGCGTACTCAGCAAGGAGCGCCGTGTTCGACTCCATCAATCGCGTCACACCCGGGGTCTGACCGGTCGTCGAGCCCGTGTACACCCCGCCGATCTCAGACTGCACCGGTGAGCTCAACGAGCCGGCGGTCTGAAACTGCGGATTCCAATTCGGATCCGTCGGTGAGTACCAGTAAGAGGGCAGGATCGCACTCTGATCCGAGTTGAAAAAGATATCCGTGATGATCTCAACCGCGAGATACCGCGGAGTGCTCAGGCCGTGCAGGTACGCCAAGTCCTGCGCGATCGGAGCGGTCGTGTACTGGCGGTAGCCGGTGAAAAACGCACTGATCGGGATATAAAGCAGATACCCCGCAAGGTGCGGATGCGCGTTCCCGTTCGAGGTCGGAATATCCTGCTGATACGTCAGCACGCGCTGGCTGAACGGGGCCGTCGACAGCCCCCGACTCAACGCACTGTAGTGCTGGCCGGGCAGAGTGAGCGGCGGCCAGACCTTCTCGCCGCCCGATAGCGTCTGCGAGGGTGCGGTCTCACGAGTACCCGTCGAGTCCGCAATCGCCTGGATCGCGTTGACACCCGTGCGTGAAACCAAACGAGCCGCGGTGCGGCTTAGCCTCGCTGCAACGCGCCTCTGAGCGCGGACATGGTTAGAACTCCAGCGTGAAGGGGCAGGCGTACACGTGCAGCAGCTGCGTCACCTCGTGCTGTGTACTGCCCAGGCGATACGTGCATTCCCACAGGCCGATCGAGATGATCGATGAGTGCGTGAGAAATCCGGTGACGAAAATTACTGTCAGCAAGCGCTTCATACTCTGCTCCCTTTGCGTAAATTGCACGTAGGCCTCATCAGTTGCAAGTTCCCTCGTACGTGCTCCCCGCCGTGAGCGAGCGGCACCCGATGATCCACGTGATATTCCCACCTCACATCGCGCCCACACCCGCAGGCACACTTCCAGCCCTGACGCTCCCCCATCTGGCGAATATCCTCCTCGGTCACACGCTCGCGGCGCGCCAACTCGAGCATCTCGCGCCGGCGAGCTCGATCCTCAAGCCGCTTCGGCTTCAGACACTCCAGACACTGCGCGCGCAGACTCCCAGAACCGTTCTTCACGAACCAACCCAGCGGCCGGGACTCACCGCACCCGAGGCATACCCTACGCAGCGGGCTAGCGGCGTATTCCACTTTGCGTCAGCACCTTGGCAGGCAATGAGCTGTCCTGAGATGGAGGATCTACCCACCTTTGATGCCATTCTTTGAGTACGAAACGCACCTGGGCCGGCAATGAGCGGAAGTTCTCCGCAGCATCATCCCTCAAGGCCTGAAGAATGTCTCCGTCAATGTCCAGCCTAACTTCAGCCACTAGTTTGTACCTCCTCTGGGAAGTATGGCGTATTTTTTTGGGGAAGAAAAGCGTGTTGGGCACCAGGACATTCACGCGCGCGGCCCATTTTGTGAGCCAGGGTCCGGCGCGCTCTGGTACCACTACTAGACGGCTTCTTGACAGAAAATGCCATTTAACATAATGGTTATTATGCGCATTACAATTAGAAATATCATTAGAATCATCAGATTGCGACCACACTCGGCCATCTGAGCATGTGCAGACATGGGATCACCGTCGCATTTAGGCAATGGTGCGATGCAGAAAGTGTAACGTGTAACGGGAAAAAGGGGGGGGATTTGGAGGATGGCTGGAACGAGTAAGCAATTGTAACTGAAAATATTACAATGCTGCATCGCACCATTCCAGGGTCAAATATTTCTATATATATGTGTTACATGTGTTACATCTGTTACAGAGTATAATAATCAAGAGGTTGCAATTGTAACGGATGTAACGGATGTAACGCGAATCCAAGCCCTGAACACCGCCTCTCGTTCCCTAACTGTCACGCTGCGCCATCCGATCGAGCGCATGACCTTTCCGAGACGCTTCTGGGCCGCCTGAGTGTGGTCTCGAGCGTCTGTGATTAAGAGGGCAAGTCCTAAGATCTCGGATGATTTGATGCGATCGACCTTGTGCGCCACCAAGTAGGATCGGATTGCGTTCTCCCACAGGTCGACGTCGCGGCGGTCATCTTGCAGCTCACGCGCGGTCTCAACGGGCACCTCGTGCCAGTTCTCCCCCTCCTTGTAGCGGTGCACCGCCTCGGCGAAGAGTTGCTGGCGGTTTGAACTGATCCATTGCAAGTCGATAACGCCGCATTCGACGGGCCACATCCGGCGCATGCCCGTTTCTGACCTATTCCAGTCGTCTCGATTGGTGCTGCCCGCGAACACGCACATGCGCGGGTGCTCCTTAGAGACATGTCCGTAGGAGGCCCTGTAGTAGTCAGTCTGACGCGATATCTCGGCCTTGGCTGCATCCGGGTTGACGCCTTGAAATTGGGCGAGCTCCTCGAGTTCGATGAGAAGTTTGCCGCGCATGCACTGGTAGAAGTCGAGCCTGCCCACCCGATTGGTGCCTGAGTCGTACCAGCGCTTGCCAACGAGCGCGATGAGTGCCTCGGTCTTGCCACGGCCCTCTGGACCTTCGAACACCGGCATGTGATCGGCCTTGCATCCTGGGCTATACACGCGCGCGACCATCGAGGTGACGAAGCAGCGGCCCACAGCGCAGGCGTAGGCTGATGGCTTAACGCCCCAGCCGAGGTTGAGCATTTGCTCAAGGCGATAGGTGCCATCCCATTTGAGCGATTCGAACCACTCGCGCGGCTCGTTGCGCATGTGTTGGCACGCTATCCTTAGCACTGCGTCGGCGACCGTCTGGCGGCCGATTGTATACAGGCCCACTTGATCTGTCTGGAGCACTTGCTGCAGCGCAAGAGTGTCGGAGTCCTCCCACTCTCTGAGCCGCTGCTGGTCATCGAACGTGAATACCGTGTTTCTGAACTGATCCCAGTGGCATGCGGGGAAATCGTTTGGTCGCTCGTGGCGCGACGCCTCAACGAAACGCGCGACGTTGTGCAGGTTACCGTGCGGCCGTCCGCGCCCGTCTCGAGTGAACCCCCAGCGCTCCCACTGCCCAGCGAGGCCCCCAGAGTGAGGTGGGCTAGGCTCTGGGACCGGGTCGGGCCAGTTCGCCTCAGCAGCGCTCTGGAGCGAGCGAGTCGCGAACGGTTTGCAGTGCTGCTCGCAGAAGGCGTTGATATCGCGCGCGACCCACCCTTCGGCGATCGCATCGGCGATATCCCAGCCCTCGGGCTTTGAGTCCGGCGGATAGGCGACGATTAAGACCGTGCAGGCGCGCTGCGCGAGATACGAGCCGAGCCACACCATCGCATCACGCCCGGGAGCGTCGTTGTCAGGCCACAGAACCACCGTGCGGCCGGTGAGCCAGAACCAGTCGGTTTTGCGCACTGCCGCTGCCCCGTTGCACCAGGCCGTGCAGGCAGCCGTGTCGATGAGCGCGGCGCACCGATCAGCCTTGCGTTCGCCCTCGAATATCCACACCGGCAGTTCCTGCGCGGCGAGCACCTCAGGTAGGCGGTAGGGCACGTGCGAGGAGGTTCCACGTGGAACCCACCGCTGCTTGATGCGCCGCCACGGCAGAAACGTCTTGCCGGGGTCGGTTCCGGAGCCCGGATCACCCGGCACGCGGTAGCGAGACTGCACGTAAAGGCCGCGGCGGTGCTCATCGCGGTACAGGTACGACTCCTCGGGCGCGCCGAGCTTCGGGTGCGGCGGCGGCCACTGCCCTTCCGGGATGTACTCGATGTCGCACTCGGCGGGCTTGCGGTCGACGTGCGGATCGAGAGCGCGCGCAGCGTCTGACTGGCTGATCTGGTGCATCGCCGCATACAGGGAGATGAGATCGCCGCCCTTGGCCGATTCGTCGGCGAAGTCGTGCCACGCGCCGGTTGCAAGGTCGATGGAGAGCGACTTGCCGGGCTCGCCTTGAAGGTTCCCGACGTAGAAATGAGACCCGTTGGGCTTGCCCTTGGGGAACCACGATTGCAGCAGCTCACGGGCCTTACCGATCAGGCGCGCGTTGAGCAGCCGGTAGTCGACCGGCGCGATGGCCACGCCCGCTACACCGTGAGGTCGATACGCGCGAGTCGCTCGGGCAGGTCCTCGGGCACGCGAACGCTCCCCGCCGCGTAGGCCCTGACGGTTTGGTGTTTGAGCCCCAGGTGCTCGGCGAGCTCGCGCTGCTTGAGACCGTTCGAGCGAAGAAACCTGCGCAAGTACGCGAGCCGCCGATCGTTTTTCATGGCCGAGACCCGCCGAGTTATGTTGAATGGGAGCTCGTTGGTATACGCCTTATCATGTTGAGCCGTCAAGGAAAAGAATGCGCCGGGCATCCTCTTGCGATCGAGCGATCCCCGAGAGCCCGCCGGCCTCCTCGACGACTGAAAGGAACCGCGCCTGCTCGTTCGTCACGCGCCCCGTGGGAGATTTCGCCTCGATGGCGGTGAAGACGGCGAGCAGCTGCCCGAGGTGACCGGGCGTGACACGGATAGAGCGCCAGCCGATGAGGTCTGAGAGACCTGGGACGCCCACGGTGAGGTATCGCCCGTCGGCGAGTTCGTAGGTACCCGACTGCATGCGAAACAAGCGCACCGGCCCGCGCGAGACGGCAAGGCGGATCGCCGCGAGGGTGTCACGTTCTGCGAGAGCGTTGTCGTGCGGCAAGTAGGCGTCGCGCCCAGGCCTCGGGGTGTTTGAGCCTACGCCTGCGCCCGAGATGGATCAACGCTTCGAGCGTACGCGCTTGGCCTTGCTCCTGGCGCTTGCGCCGCGCGGCGAGTTGGTCCGCGGAGAGGGTGATTTCTTTAAGTTCACCCGCGCGCTCCACAACCGTGCGAGGCGAGGAGGCAAATTCGGCTCCGCACTCGCTACAGACCATAGAGCGTGCGGGTGAAGCTGCGAAACACGCCGGGCAGATGCGAATGCCAGCTCTAAAGACAGCACGCTTAACACGCGGATCGCTGCGAGATAAGGTCCACGATCGAGTCTCAGTAGGTAGTCCGAATCGATGCACGTTGCCGGCGTGGTCGAATAGTACAGATACGGACTTGCCGGGAAATGGCCGCAGAATTCGACCCGTTTGCTGCAAAAAGAGGCCAAGGGACTGCGTGGGACGAAGCGAGATACCCACCTCGATCGCGGGCAAGTCGAAGCCTTCGCTAATGAGCTCACAGCTCGTAAGTATCGTGAGCCGTCCGGCGCGAAAGTCGGCGACAAGCGAACGTCGATGTGAAGCTTCGAGCGAGCCATCGATACAGGCGGCCGGGAAGCCACGATCGCGAAATGCCTGCGCGCGGCCTCGTGCTGCTTGAACGCTAACATCGAAGAGGACCGCGCGCTTGCCGGGGGTGTGGCGGATGTAGTGCTCGATGGCGTCCCCGGTGACGTGCGGTTTGCCTGTACGCGCCTCCAGTTCCGCCGTAACGTAGTCACCGGCGCGGCTGTGCAGGCCTTGCGTGTCGATCGTGGGGGGCGCGTAGACTTTGCAGGGGCTGAGGTAGCCATCGTGAATCAGTTCCTCGTAAGTGGGTCCGACGACGAGTGAGTCGAAGTGCTCGGCAAGCGACTCACCGGATAGACGCACCGGGGATGCGGTCACACCGAGCCGGCGCGCGCCCGCGAAGCGCTTGAAAACCGCTGCCCAGGAGTTCTGCCCCGCGGCGTGGTGCGCCTCATCACAGATGATGAGGTCCGGGGGCACGATGAGGTCGAGACGGCGTACGAGCGTCTGGACGGAGGCGACATAGACCTGCTCGCGGGCGCGGTAGTCGTAGTTCGCCGCGATGAAGCCGTGGCCTACGCCGGTCTCAGCGAGCGCGCGTGAGATCTGCTCGACGAGCTCGGCGCGGTGGCACAGGATAAGGACCCGATTGCCGCGCTCTGCTGCACCGCGACAGATGGCAGCGAAGGTGAGGGTTTTGCCGGACCCAGGCGGTGCGACGTAGAGCACCGATTTCGCACCGCGTCTGAACTCGGCTCGCGTGCGCTCGAGCGCGTCGAGCTGGTAGGGCCTAAGTGTGATGGTTGACATGCAGTGACGATGAGTGTATATCGTCAGTCTCGCTCAGGCAACTTGGATAGCACGATGAATGCGAACACGCCCGTTGATCCAGCTACCGCTGCTGCACCGCAAATGCTGGCCGTGCTCGAGGAAGCCCGCCAGATGTTCGTCGACCTCACACACCTGTACAAGGTCGGCGGTCCGAGGGAGATGATCGCGAAGATCGATGCCGTTGTGGCTAAGGCGACGGGCGCCAAGTGAAAACGAACCTGATCGAATTCGAATCCGAAGCCGAGTGGCTCGCCGCGCGGCACAGGGATATCACGAGCACCGAGGTCGCCGCGCTCTTCGGCCTCTCGCCTTACCACACTGCGTTCGACCTCGCCGTGCAGAAACAGCTCGAGCAGGCGCCGACCCTGCAGGACTCTGACCGCATCCGTTGGGGTCGACGGCTACAGGATACGATTGCGCAAGGCGTGGCGGATGACAAGGCCTGGAAGATCGCCGCCATGGACCTGACCTACGCGCGTCATCCGTCGGTGAAGCTCGGCGCATCGTTCGATTATCTCATCGACGGTGATAACCCCGGGGTGCTCGAGATCAAGAACGTCGACTCGCTGATATTCTTGAAGGACTGGGAAGAGAACGAAGCGCCTGCGCACATCGAACTGCAGTTGCAGACGCAGCTTGAACTCATGGATGTCTCCTGGGGCTGCATCGCAGCGTTCGTCGGCGGCAATCGGCTGGAGTATCGCCACCGAGAGCGAGATCTCGAAGTCGGCGCGCGCATCATCGCGAAGGCGTCCGAGTTCTGGGAACTGCTCGATGCGGGTAAGCTCCCCGATCCGCTGATGCCGGAGGACGCCGCCACGCTGATCTCGCTCTATCAGTACGCCGAGGCCGGGAAGGTTTACGACGGCCTCAGGGACTCAGAGCTACACGAGTACTGCATGCAGTACGCAAGCGCCGCGCAGGCCGAGAAGTTCGCATCCGAGGAAAAGGAAGTCGCCAAGGCTCGGATCCTCGAGCGCATCGGCTCGGCCGAGAAAGCGCTCGGCAGCGGGTTCAGGGTCTCGGCGGGCATGGTTCCCGAGACGCCGGTGCAGTACGTACGCAAGGCGTATCGCAGTTTCAGAGTGACGGAGAAGAAATGAGCGCCGATAAATCTTTTTCAGAACCTTTTTACAATATCGTTGGCTGGATGGTATTCGGCAAGGATTTGGCGGATTCAGCCATGTACAACCTCAATCAGCGCGAAGAAGCATTCGATGCGGCACGACGATGGGGCGATAGCATTGTTGCCGTCATACAGCACCCGGATACACCAAAGTCATGAACAAGCCAAAGCTTCTATCACCGCAGGACCTCGAATCATGGCGGGCAATCTGCCGCGACGGTTTACTTGGCAGCCAGGGCAAACTCACCCTAGCCGCCGGACTGGTTCATGCGCTATCGCATATTGAAGTATTGGAGGCTGATGCTGCCCGCTACCGATGGCTCCGCGGGCGTCCTCACTCGGACATTGCGGCTTGCTGGTATCTGCCAGACAACGAGCCGCCACCAGTTGGTGAGGCCGCATTGGATGAAGCTATAGACCGCGCTATGAAGGCTACCTCATGAACGACGGCACCACGATCAGCACCTTCCAGCTTTTCCAGATGTTCCCGGACGCGGAGAGCGCCCGCGTGTACCTGGAAGGCCGCGAAAACTCAAGGGAAGCCATGAACAAGCATGTAGAGCTACTGAGCGTGCAGCCCGTCGTGACGGGATGCGAGTGGAGCACAGACGAAGAAAGCGACAGGTGGGAAACCACTTGTGGGAAAGCGTTTGTGTTCAACGAAAATGGGCCAATCGCCAACGGCTTCGAGTTCTGTCCCTTCTGCGGCCTTTCACTTGATGAACTGCCATACCTAGATGCTGATGAGTAACGGGAAGGGAGTCATGTATATAAATCCCTTTCAGATGCTCCCGGCCGAGATGCCGGACGCCGAGCAACCGCTGCTAGAGATGGAGGTTGCATGAACACACCGCTCACCCAAGGAACGCAGGCCGATCTATCGCGGGCCGAGCGTTTGACCTATGTCCTGCTATACCAAAGCAGCGGCCATTTCCGCGAATTCGTAGACCGGCGACGCTTCTATGGCTACTCGAAACGCGATATCTGGGATGCCTACTCGGAGTTGATGGATGGAAACGAAGACTATCGCCAAGCGCGCTTTTGACCATTACGTCGCCATCAACGAGTTGGCTGCTATGGTGGCTCTCGGTCAGGGCCGCATTGTATGTACCGGCGACCTGACGGAACTGCAAATCAACGAGGCGCGCATCGAGAAGCGAATGTACGTGGCCCCAGACGGCATAGGCTATGTCCTGCTGCCGTGGTCACTCAGCACGGCGAAGGATCGTAAGCGCGAGGAGTGTATACATGGCCTCTGACGCCAACCGTTTCTCAAAGGGAGTCATGTATATAAATCCCAAAGAGAAGGCCCTGTACTCGGGCACACTCTTGGCGGAGGAACCGAGCACAGGGCCGTGGTGGGGCTTCAGTTAATCAGCCCAACTTACGGAGATAACTGTACATGGCGCTATACGTGAATGGCAACTACCTGACCCAAGCTGGAGAAACAAGCGAAATGATCCTCACAGCCATCGGTGCGGCAACGGTCCTTTATTTCGCCTACAAGTTCGTGTGCATCTGCGAGCGGGCGAGGTACCAGCGCGGCTGGCTCTCGGAGAGCGATGATGGGTGAGAAAACCGATTTCGCAAAGCTCGAGGGGCGCTCGTGCCGCGCCTGCAAGTACTACGACACCGTGACATCGGTGATCGCAGCGCAGGCGCAGAGCGTGTGCCGCTTGGAGCCCCCGCGAGTGTTCGCCCAGCCGGTTGCGGTGTCTGGCGCGCAGGTTCAGTGGGCCTCGACGACGTTCTGGCCTGCGGTAGCCTCGACTGATTTCTGCTCACACTTCACGCAGAGGATGGATTCATGAGTAACGAGTCTCCAAACCCGCTTGCGATCATCTCGAAATCGATCCTGCAGCCTGGATATCAGAACCTCATCAAGCAGGTGCTGCCATCTGATCTGTCGGCGGACAAGTTCACCGCGGCGACCCTTGAGGCTTTGAAGCGCTCACCAAAAGTCTTCGAGGAGTGTGACCGCCAGTCGGTGTACAACGCGATCGTCGATGCCGCGCGCGACGGCCTCGTGCCCGATGGCAAGCAGGGCGCGCTCGTGCCATTCAGCAGCAAGAGCGGCAAGCGCTGCCAGTGGCTCATCATGCCGCAGGGCATCCAGGACAAGCTCGCAAAGCAGGGTGTGTCGATCTACGCGGTGTCGGTCTACGCGAACGATGACATTGTGATCTGGAACGACGACACGGGCCAGCACGTGCGCCACGAGCCAGAGGTGTTCGGTGATCGCGGTGAGTTCGTTGGCTCGTTCGCCTGTGCGCGCACGAAGGAGAACCGCACGTATATCGAGGCGCTGAGCGTGAACGACATCGCACGGGTGCGCGCGGTCTCGAAGCAACAGAAGGATGATGGCCCGTGGGTCGTGTGGTTCGAGCGCATGGCCGAGAAATCCGCGCTCCACCGCTTGGCCCGCCGCCTGCCCAACGTGCACCTCGAGGATGACGAGGAGTTCAAGGAGGCTCTGAAGCCTGCCGTCGTGATCGACCCGGCTCCGGAGGCACCGAGGCCCACTCGCCCGAAGGCCCTGCAGGCGGTGATCGACTCAACCCCGGAGCCAACGCCGCCCGAGCCCTCGGTGTCGGAGCCTCGCCCTTCGGAGCCGCTGTAATGAGCGATCTGACAACCCGCGAGGCGGCGCAGTTTCTCGGCGTGAACGCCGCAACGGTCTCGAACTGGCGCTCGCGTGGGGTGGGGCCGGTGTTCAGGAAGATCGGCCGGCTCGTGCGTTACCGCAAGGCCGACCTTGAGAAGTACCTGCGCAGTCGCCCGGACCTTGCGCTCTACGCGAGTCAGCGATGAGCGCTCTGCGTTGCTGGCTCCTGCGCTGGCGTCAGAAGCGAGCCGTGAAGGCGTGGCTACGTAGTGCGAAGCGATGACCGCAGAAATCCGAATCAAGAGGCAACCATGAACTTTCAGATCACCAATCGTTTTTCCGGCGCCGTGATGTTCGAGTGCGAGCTGTCGGCCGAGATCGCGGGCTCATCTTACGGGCTGCGACTCGGGTTCGCCGTGAAGAAGGCTGTTGAAGCGGGCGCGAACCTGGCGGGCGCGAACCTGGCGGACGCGTACCTGGCGGGCGCGAACCTGGCGGGCGCGAACCTGGCGGACGCGTACCTGGCGGGCGCGTACCTGGCGCGCGCGAACCTGGCGGACGCGAACCTGGCGGACGCGTACCTGGCGGACGCGT